CTAAATTAGTATCTGCGAAACCATCATATTCAAACAAAACGCATATATTAGCAATTACGGCAAATGAAATGATAACTTGTATCAATACGAATATTTCAACTCATTTTGTAAAGCATTTATTCAAATATATCAATTGTTTATTCAAAGAACCAAAATCATTAGAAATCAAGAAAGAAACTGATAAGGAAAAGCGTAAAGAACTTTATAAAGAACTCAACCAAGAAATTCGTGATTTGAAAAGCGATTTAATCAATAATAAAATAGAAAATTCAAAAGAAGAATACCATAGTTGGATTAGAGAAAATAAAGGATTTTTATTTCCAAACAAAGTGAATAAATCCGTCGCTTATGATGTAAAATGTAATCCAGAAAAATATATAAATTTTTCATTTTATATCAATCAGAAAATAGAAGAATTAGGAAAGCGTCCTTATCAAGTTATACCACAAAGAAATAATATTGTTCCAAAAAGTATTACATTAAATTCTAATGGTATTGTTGATTTGATTGATGATAAGAAACAAACTATATTTCAATATAATAAAAGCGAATTAGTATTACACGCAAAGAAACATCAAAAACATATTTGGAATAAAATTCTTAAATTAGAAAAAAAGGATATTTTCAAACAGAAAGAATTTGTTTTTTACAATCAAATTATTACCGATGGATTTAGTTGTTCTTTATTATTCATTTTGAAAAAATACAAGGATAAGGTATTTGGTGATAAATTACCACAACTAAATAATGAAATGGAATTTACCAAAGTTGAAGATTTATCCAAAGAAAAATGTAATGAATATTTAACGCATAAATACAAATTAGTTTCATTAGACCCTGGTAAAATTAGACCAATTACGATGATAGATGAAAATAACAAATTTTTCAAATATACTGCGTGTAGAAGAAGAGTTGAAACTTATACAAAAAGAAGTAATTATATTATTTTACAAGAAAAGAAGAAAAATGGTATTGTTGAAAAAGAGAAGAAATCTACAAATTATAATTCAAGAACTCTGAACCAAGAAAAATATAAACATTTTATTACAAATAAAACCATTCTTAATAATGAAGTGAAAGAATTTTACCAAAAACCTTTGTTTCGTAAATTAGCATTTCGTAGATTTATCAGAACCAAACAAAGTGAGGTTAAATTATTGAATGAAATTGAAAATACATATCTTACCAAAGAAGAAATAAAACAAGGGAAAAAAATTGCTATTTTACACGGCGATTATAGTAGAACAACTCAAATGAAAGGTTGTATTCCAACACCAAATATCGGTATGAAGAAATTATTATTAAGTAGATTTGTTATTGTTGAAATAAATGAATTTAATACAAGCAAGTTATATAATAAAACTTTGAAAGAAATGGAAAATGTAAGTGTAAAAAGAAAAAAACATAAAAAATCGCTTCACGAAATACTAACTCCAAAAGAGGAAACCAAATGTCGTATATTCGTGAATAGAGATGTAAATGCTTGTAAGAATATATTATTACTTGGAAAATGTTATTTAGAAAGTCAAACAAGACCAGAAGAATTTACAAGAAAAGTAATAAAATCAGAAAAGGTTAAGAAACCTAAAAAACAAACAAGTGAGAATAAATAGTTGTTTCATTAAGGTAGTAAATGAAATAACATTAGATGGGAATTTGCTTATCTACCATAAGGTAAGCAGATGATAAACCCATTACATAGAATTTAGTTTATCCTCCTTTTAGGAGGAAGGGCTCGTATTTTTTTTGCTAATAATGTCGGCATTTAAAATACGCGTTGCTCTAAATATATAGATATCCAGAATAAAGGTAATCCATGATATGTTTCATCTTTGCTATATCTTGCATGAGAATCCTCTATTGCACTTTCAACGAGTTGAGGTTGATTAAGATATGTTGCATATAACATTCTGGAAATGCCTAAATCCCAAAGTATTTGTTTCTTTTCATTTTCAGGCAAATACTGTATTTTTAATTTCAAATTCATAAATGTAAACTCTTCTGAAATCTGAGATAGTGCTGAACTTGTTGCGTCTATTGCCGATATTGCCAAGGTCACACACTTTACAGATATATATTTTAGTTACAAAGTCTCAAAAAAGTTACACTGGACTTTTTCGTCTAGTTCGAGAACCTCCAAGATGAAATCTTCTAAAATTAAATATGGTTGATTTAGCATTTACACTCTTAAGATGGCCAACTATGTCTTTAAAAGTGTCTTTATCGTAAGGGTCTTTTTCATTTTTGTAGAGTCGTTGAGCTAAATCTAAAGGAGTTTCACCATTGCCGTTTTTTGCGTTAAAATCTGCATGATAATTAATTAAATCTCTAACAGCAGAAAGACGACCCATTTCAATGGCTAAATGCAATGCAGTATTACCTTTATAATAAACATTAACATCAACCTCGAAAATCAGAAACGTGTACAATGTTTTATGTTGTTTAAAATATATAGGCATCCAGAATAAAGGAAATCCATCATATGTTTCATTTTGTAATCTTCTAAAAGAATTCTTTATTACATCACGTATGTCATCATCTAGATCAGTATATGCTTCAGTATGTTCAAATCTTCTAAAAGAAGAATTCATTATTGCATCATCCACATCATCAGGTTTATCAAAATATGTTGCATATAACATTTTGGAAATGCCTGCATTCCAAAGTGTTTGTTTCTTTTCTTCTTCAGACAAATCATCTAATTGCATAGATTTAAACTCTTCTTGAATAAGAGTTATCGCGTCAGTTGCTGCTTGGTTTGCCGTTATTATTGACATTATATACTTTACCGATATTTTTTTAGTTACAAAGTCTCAAAAAGCTGGACAAGACCGTTTTATTTTTTTCGGTATAAGCTGCCGTTTTGACCGACGCAGCATATTCTTTGCGCATCATTTGTTCTCGAAACGCAGCGTCTTGTTCTTTCAGCATTTGTTCTGCTTCTCTCTTCTCTAACGGTGCAACCGTCTGCTGACCCCTTTCTCTCACTACTTGATCCGCAGATCGCTGTGGTTTTGGCTGGAAGTCGCGCTCACTCACGGCAAAGACAGTTTGGTCCTTATGAACTTTCCTCAAATCATCGAACTTCAATTTACTGAAGGGATCACAAGTGACGTAATTATCGTCTTGATCATATAGACCTGTGCCAAACCTTGGTCCCAATGTCTCAACACCCCTATGCTGGACAATAGCACTCTTACCCTGTGTCTCTTTGACCTTTTCCATGTAGGCGCCCATGTTTTTTGCAGTAACAACCTCACTATCGAAGTTGTAAAGCGCCGTCTCCTGTTTGAACCATTCATTGCGACTAGGATCGGGCCGCTCGAGCATATTCTTTTCAAAAAGGTCATTGAATTGCTTTTGGAACTGTTCTACCTTCATTTCCCCGATGACAGACGCGACCTTCTTGGTCGTCGACCGATTCGATTCATTCGTCTGCATAGGCACGTAGTCTATCTGTTCCGTTGGAACAGCGCGATCCTGTTTCACTTGGTTCTCGTAAAACTGCACAATCACGTCTAATCCTTTTTTGTAAAAGAGAAAGTAGTCTGCGGGTAGTCGGGATTTGTCAGGATGAAGCATAAGAACCTTCTTTTTGGCGCGTTTCAAATCGTCCACCGTGACCGGCTTTCCAACTTGTAAATCAAAAAGAGAAAAGATTTCATCTAAAGTATACATATGAATATTAAGATTATGAACCGTCGTCGAAGCCATCTATCATATGGTTATAGATTCTTTCTCGGTGATCGGACGAGAAAATTGAAAACTTTTCTCTAAGTTTTACCTACATATAAAAATGCTAGTATTGATCCCAATCATTCTTTTGCCGAGTATACTCTTGTATACATATCTCAAACAACAAAAAGTGAAAGTGATAAAAGGGCAAGCTACCGTGATGGAAAACGAGGTTATACTACTGTCGCAGCGATCGTCCAACGGTAACTATAGTAACGAAACATCCTTCGTGCAGGATGTGATGGACGGAGTGGTTCGCATAGGTAATTGTAAGGTAGGCATGTTGGAAAAATTGGCGAACATGTCTACTACAGAATTTTATGTTTGGCAAGCTGAGCAAATATCTAACGGTATAAATGAGAGAGATATGAGAGATATTGCTAGAGCGCGTATATGGAGAAAGGATCCGATATTTATTGCAGCACTAATCGATCAACAAATGTAACATACACCGATCAAGGGCGTATCTTTCATTTTGGAACCTTTACTGTTACACATTGAAACTTGTCGTTGCGTGTTTGATTTGCCTTGCATTTTTTTACACAACGGCGAGTATGAGGGTTTCTTTCTTGATCCTCTTGGCAATCCTTTACCTCTTTCACCTTGACCTCTTTGACCTTTGGCTCTTTTACCTGTTTTACAGTTACACATTGAAATTTATCATTGCGTATTTGATTTGCCTTGCATTTTTTTACACAACGGCGAGTATGAGGGTTTCTTTCTTGATCCTCTTGGCAATCCTTTACCTCTTTTACCTTTGGCTCTTTTACTTTTGGCTCTTTTACCTGTTTTACAGTTACACATTGGAATTTAGCATTACGCGTCTGATTTGCTTTGCATTTATTTACACACCGACGAGTAAGAGGATTTCTCTCTTTTCCTTCTGGACATCCATCGTCATTCTTACTACCATGGACGCTATTGTGGACAGATGGATGAACGCTATTGTGGACGCTATTGTGGACAGATGGATGAACGCTATTGTGAACGCTATTGTGTATAGATGGATGAACAGAATGGACACTATTGTGAACGCTATTGTGTATAGATGGATGAACAGAATGGACACTATTGCGAACACTATTGTGAACACTATTGTGGACGCTACCATGAACAGATGGAGGCACAACGACCGGGTCATTACGTTGAACAACGAGAGCGAATGCCTCTTTCTCTTCACCAGTTAAATGCTTCAACAGAATGTCCTCGTATATAATAGTAGCTTCTTGAATAGTAATGCGTTCTAACCAAGATGGATGTAACATCCGTTTTATCAATTCGTTCATATCTATTAAGAAGGGATTAGGCATCAAGTGCTCAGCCCTACTAGCAACGCGGAGTAACGCCAATCCAAATCCATAGACGTCTATCTTGTTAATTGCAATGGTTAGAAATTCTTGATACGTCTTTCCACTAGCTCGCCATTCCTTTATACAAGATAATAATTGATCTTTCATGGATCGAACTTTTCTTTCTAGAAAATCCCCTTTTGGAATCTCTGCATTTAGAAGAAGACTATTTTTCAAAGCTTTATTAAGTTCTGCATCATTTACGATAACCTTCAATCTCCTGTCAAAATCATCATCGCTGCTATTTTTAAATAAATAATCATACCATTTTTTTGAAAATAGATTGTTTTCAGGCGGAAAATTCCACCAAGACATATCATATTCAAATCGACTATCGATAGCATCTTTTATTATATCCGCCTTGGTAAACGTCATACCAAAATCAATAATATTTGCCCGGACATCCCCTGAATGAAACATAATATTCTGGGGTTTTAAATCATGATGAACGATATTGCTTTCATCGAATGCAACGAGACCTTTAAACGCTCGGTGCAATGAAATCCAGAATTTCATTAAATTTCTAATATTAGCGTCATTGACTAGCCAAACATCAATCCTTTCAGAAAAAGTATCCAAATTTTCACCAGCATTGGTCATTTGTAACAACGTATAGTCTTGTGGAAACTTTTTTTTGTCTCTTATAACGCCACAAGTTTTGGCAGCATTAACATTATAGGCTATGGACGCGGGCTTACATTGTCTAGGTTTTCCAGGATAAAATATATTATTAGGGTCAATGCGTTCTATCAATTTATATTCTTTCATCTCTTTCGTCGCAGCACTCGTTTTCAATAACTTCGTCACTAAAGTATCGTCTTTCGTATCCTCACCATCGCAGAACAAAGTCGGCGCATAGACACAGCCATACCCCCCTTGTCCAATTTTTACTGCTTGGGCCATAATCAATTATATATATAACTATATAAAAAATAGATTGTAGATAATATATTTTACTAAATAGAATGTCAACCCCCATACTAACATCTATTGGCGATACTAAGCAGTTTCAACAACTGTTGAGTGAAAACCCCGGCGAATTGATTGTTAAATTTGGCGCTGAATGGTGCGGTCCGTGTAAACGAATCGAAAAAGACGTGAAGGCAACATTTGAACGCATGCCCAGCACCGTGCAAACGGCGATCGTGGACATTGACGAGGAGCTAGATGTCTATGCATTCTTGAAGACGAAAAAAATGGTGAATGGTATCCCGGCCATTTTATGCTGGAAGAAGGGAAACACTAGCTATATTCCTGACGATTCTGTGTTAGGTGCAGATCTGGAACAATTGCGTCTCTTCTTTGATCGACGACAAAAGTAAATTGCTTTAATGATGTAATTATCACACCATTTTAACTAGATTACTCCATTAATCCTTCAACAACATGTATAAAACCTCGACCTACCAAATACTCTTTGAGTGATTGGAGACGCCCGACTGATATATCGTATACATTGGCAAGCATGTCAGCAAATTGTTTCTCTTGAATAACGATCACTTCTTGACCATTTAACTTATATCGAATAAAATCTTCTAATTCATAGTAGAAGGGATGAATGACGGAACAAGCATATCTATAATTGTAGACGATATTATAGAGATGATAGCGATAGCCAAACCATTCATAGAGACAAGTTTCATACGCAGTTTGATCTAATAGTTCCTGTATAATCTTTGGAATCAATGCTTCAGCGCGAGCCTCTATAGCATTGGCCATGTTTCTATGTTTTACGTAGTTGCAAATCATACACCGGTTCGCCTGAATAGCATATTTCCGAAATAAGTCCAAGAGATACGTCGTGAAGGAGACTAATGATGATCTAACAAATGCATGGTCGATCATAATGACGGAGGCATTCTCTTCGGCAACCTGCTGGATACATCGTCTGTTCTTTTCAAACGATTCCTTGTTTCGAAAATCGTCTATGACAATGACGCAAATCTTTTCGCCCTCGGGTCTCTTCCTCAAAAATTGGGGATACATCTGGAGCTGGGCATTCGTATTTATATTTCTAACCCTATCTGGCATGGGAAATTGAACCTGAGCTTCGTTCCATTTACCGCCGATGGAGACATAGACAAAGTCGAAAGGACTGGCTCCACCACTTTCCTCCCCACTTCCCCTTTCGCTTCCACCTTCACCTCCCCCTTCTCCTTCTGAAAATAGGCGACCCACCTCGGTCAGTATCACACCAATACTAATACTACTACTTGAATCACCATATACGCATTTAATTTGGGCCATGGTCTTATCTTATTTTTCAAATGATAAGATAAGATAAAAAAGATTCAATTTTTCTAACAGGTCTTATTTTTACCCTTTCTCTTACCCTTTCCCTTCTTCGGGGTCACCATATTAAGGATGGAAGCAGGAACAATGTCGGAAATCGTGATCGGCGTGGATGATCGTTTGGTAACATTTTTCCTTTTGTTATTACCGCCCTTTTGAATAGGCATAGTCAAATAATTACTCTCTTCGGTTTCATCTTTATTAGATGATCCTGAGCTTTTATTATTATCAGAATCAGATAATGTGGCATAAGCCATTACAGCGGCGGTCAAGCCAATAAATCCATAAGCGGCTGCTGGAACTTGTCCAAATTGAAAATCCATTTATATATATTATAGATATAATATTTTTGAAGAGTTTGACCGTGTACCATTACTACTACCATTGCTACTATTACTATTATTGTCACTTGACCAATCATCTAATAACCCGCCGTTCAATACACTCCCTAAATAGACAGCGGGATAATTCGCCGTCAATACGTTTACTTTGTCTACAATACCAATATTTTCATTGGTTAAATAATCTAAAAGACGTTTTTTCTCAAAATGACTAACAATAAGATCACTATTTTCCTCTGCAAACTTGTCAGGTATATCACAATGGCCGCAATGTAGACGCCCTCGGTAACTGTGATGCTCTAGTAATAAATAAGGAACAAAACAAAACAAAAAAATGTGCATCTACTACTACTATAACTCACCTCTTATCTAAGTTGTATACGCCTTTGAACATGTTCAAAGGTAACGTTGCCTTTCAAATCAATTGATTTATCGGTATATACAACTTAGATAATTACTCATGAAAAAATTGAGTTTTAGAATTATGTAAGTATATGTTACTATATAACTACAATGACTTTTCTAAACAAACTATTCCATTTTGTTCTACTAACGACGCAAAAGCATAATATTGACGAAAGTCATGGTGTTTCTCATAGTATGAATGTATTAAGATTTGCGAATGAAATTTACGAAGACGAAGTCGAAAAATATCCTATTTTACAACAACAAGAAAAAGTCATCTATATTGCGGCCACCCTTCATGATATGTGTGATAAAAAATATATGAATCAAGATGACGGCATAGATGAAATAGGCAAGTTTTTGAACAAAGATATTTCGGTAAGTGATATGAATGTAGTAAAACTAATTATTTCAACCATGTCGTATTCTTATGTGAAAACCAATGGATTCCCAATAATGGGTCCATATAAGAAAGCATATGATATTGTTAGAGAGGCGGATTTATTAAGTGCTTATGATTTCGACAGATGTATGATTTATAATATGCACAAAAAGGATGGCGATCTATCAGCGGCATTTGAAGATGCCTCTTCTTTGTTTGAGAACCGCGTATTCAAACATAACGACGATGGATTGTTTACAACCGAATATTCGCGAAAAAAATCATTGGACTTAGAATCTAGATCGTTACAACAAATAGATACATGGAAACGATTGATTAAGAAACCTTCGCTAACACTGTAACAACATGTCCTTTTTCTTTTCGGTTCTCGTTTGAATACACTTGCCGCTATCATTTGTTCGAAACAACTTAAATAGTTCCATGTAAAAATAATAGTATTACAATCTTATGTCCAACATACCGTTAGAAGTAATCGATTCTATTTTGGAATACAATAATACCAAATTAGTTTGTAACAAAAAGACAAAATCGTTTCACCTAAGGTTCTTAGATTTCAATGACTATAAGAAAGTGAGCGATGTATATGTTGACGTTATAAAACGAGGGACTTCGAATAGGGTGAAAAATCAAAAAGTAGATAAAAACAATACATGGAATTATACAGTTTGGCACGAGTTTTCAAACCCCGGAAAATGGTTCATAAGGGAATATACATTGATTTATACAGATACTAACAAAGTTGATGATTTTTTATATATTATGTATGCGAATCATAAGGCGTATTATACAATGAAAATCACTTATAATGAAGACCAAACAGTGTGTAAACGAGAGACCATCAAACATACTTAACAATGAGAATGTTGTAATCGTCCAACATACTTTCATATTCTGGATTGTTTATTTCAGAGGAAAAGAGGATTTCTCCGTGAGTGGCACTATACAAAATCGTTTTTGATAGCATTATTGTGACGGATGGTGCGCCATATCTAACTCACGATTTGTCGAGAACCTGAAACATGACCACCAACTTTTTATTATGTAGAAGCTGCTCTATATATATATATATTGGATACACTGATA